AGGTGGCGTGTGAGACTCCAGCAGCCCCAGCAGCGCCCGTGGCTCCCGTAGCACCAGCGGCTCCAGCCACGCCCTGAGCGCCTACCGTGCTGATCGTTACCGACTGGGCAACTGGGGAGACGATAACCGTTTCATTCTGATCAACGATCTCAACGGTCTGGGTGTTCTGGGTTACGGTGACGCTCATCGCGTGACCTCTGGCGTGATGACTGCTCCTCCCTCAATGAGACGAGTCACTACCCCTCCAGAAGAGACCAATTCAAGATCGTAGACACCAGTCACTGGCGCTGTAAGCGCTGCGGTCTGAACTGCAGTAGCCGTCACCGTGATGGTTCCAGCCGCGCCGCCAAGCGCAATGCCGCTGTTGGCTGTCGTAAGCGAAAGCAAAACGGTATCGGAGGAATGATGCGTCCGAACCGACAGGCGAGCCGTATAACCCGTTAGGTTGATCGCCGTTCCCGACGAATCTTTCCAAGTTGCGACGAGTGAAAGCGTCGCCCCCTGCTCAATCCTAAGCGTGTATTCGCCAGCCACTGTTACTTGCCCTGCTTAACAATCTTGCGACCAAACGAGGTCACAATAATAAGCGTGTCGCCATCCTTGCGCTCTGCAAGAACAACTTCACCCTCTGCCAAGTCAAGATCAGCCTTCTTTGGCTGTTCCTTCACTGGCGCTACCTGTGGCTCCCGTGCCTCCGTTGCGATTTCCTTGTCTTTGGACATTTATGTTCTCCAATTCTTTGTTCTGTCTATTTTCCCAGTCTGGGTAAACGAGATCAATCACCTCCGCAATGGAGATTTCCTTCCCGTTCAAAACCATGATAGCCGCCCTTCGGTTTCGGGTGTAGAACCAAGCAAGGCTTGCAATATAAAAGTTCCCAGCCTCATAAGAAATCGGCTTTAATGCCACCCAGTCGCGAACGCCGTAGCGGTTTAATTCGGTTAACAAAGCGCCCAGCCGCCCAGTAGCCCCAGCGTGCAGGGTGCATTCCTCCCCGTCCTGAGATCGCACCGTGCCGATCAACTCCCAGCCAGAATCAAGCAGGTCGTTATCTTGGTAGATCTGAATTTCTAGTTGCATTTGGTCTCTCCTAGTTCTGCGGCTCGCCGCTCAATGGAAGAGCAGGGATCTGCCCTTCAATTCTGTTCGGGTCTTCCCTTACGCCAATAATTGGGCTTGTAATGTTTGCGTCCAGCAGCGACTGACCTTCGTCAAACGCGCCACGAATAGTGGCGTCAGCATTTGGCGACAGCGGGTTGTATTCAGCGCCCGCAAGAGTGTCCCAACCCATGAATTCCCCAGACCTAAGCATCCAGATCATTCGGTAGAAGAAACCCCTTGTCTTGCTCGCTCCAGCCAGAGTTGTGAGTCGGACATATAATTCGCTCCTGTTTGACCAGAGCCTGAGCAGCACCTCCCTCGCCCTTGGGGTAAGGGCTACACCGCTTTGGCTTGTCATAAATGGAGACTCGTTTCCTCCCGCATAGTCCAGATGCACCTCTGGATTTGGGAACGCAAGCCCGTTGTCAATTGGCACAATGTTGTACTTCTCCCATAGTGCGCCAGTTCGCTGTCTAGTAACTGGATCAATCGGGTAGCCATCGCTGTCAAATGCTGGCTGGGTTGCAGTTGGAATTGGAGCAATAAGATAGTTTCCACCGTGGCGGTCGGTGTTCCCGATCAAGGCTTCAAAGACACTCATAAGGTCAAAGTTGTCCGCCGTTTGAGGATCTCTATTCCTTTGGCTGCTATGCCCGCTCGGAAAGCCCTCCAGCCAGTCCATAACCAGCGCGGTATTTTCCCCAAGCGTTTCCGAACCAGCCCTAATGTCTGGGAGTTCCCTCAGATACGCTTGCGCCTTGCGAATAAACAATCCACCCAACTCGTCAACAACTTGCGCTGCCCTCTCAGACCAAAGGTCTGCATATTTACCGATTCCCCATCTACTACGAGGATCTGAGGCGTACATGCTGGAAAGGGATTTAATGATGAACTTGTGACCATCCCACTCCCCCCTCCAAGGTTTGTTGATGCTGCCAGAGCCTAGGGATTTCGGATTGTTTGGCGCAACAAGTTCTGTTGTCGTCACGCCCATAATCGTCTGCTCTACGCCCTTCATGATGCCGTCAATTCGGTCGCGATATTGTTCAATCTCACTCTGCAACTTGGCATCCGTGACGCCAAGGAATTTGTTCTTTGGGATAGCCTTGAGCGCAGCCTCAAGATCCTTGTCCAAGAGACTTAACGTTTCTTCATACAACTCATCAGAAACAGGCTTTATTGGCTTTCCCTTCGCCAAGATGCGGAGCCTCTGCTTCTCTGCCTCAATCGCTGAACGCTTTGCGCGGATGAGTTTGCGTGCTTTTGCCGCCCACTCTGCAGCCTTCATGCGCCCGCCAATAAGTTCAGCGTTATTTTGGTTCAGCGCATCAACAATTTGCTTTCTGGCAAGCGATTGACGCTCTAGTTGCAAGTTGACAAGATGGTCTCGCACAGCCTTTGCAACAAGGCGAAGTTTCTGTGGCGTGTATGGCGCGGCTTCATCATAATCCGCCTCTGGATTCCTTAGCCGACCATACTTTCTCCACTTAGACGCGATAGCCATTCCAGCGCCGTCTGCTGGGATGTCGCTCATGCCGCGCCTTCCAAACTTAACCAATTTGCTGTTGATTGACGCGAGAACTGCAGGGATGAAAACGTCTGCCTGATAATCTCCGCCAAGAATTGTCCCTGTTGGCAGTTCACCTTGCGCGTGGGCAACATAGACGTCAAGTATCCCTTCAAACTCTGGAGTTCCACGCTGGTATCCAAGCGCTTCTACAATGGGCGCAATCCTTGCCCTGATGATGGCTTGTCGCTGCTCTGAGTGGTCTTTTGTCGCAGCAAGAATCAAATCGTAGGCTGCCTTAGCGTCTGGGCTTAGGCGAGTATCCCACTCGTATGCATCAAGAAGTTGCGTCGCCTCCCACAGTTCTGGAGTCATCTTTACCGTGCCAAACGCATCTTCTGAAAGAACTGTCCCGTCGCTTGCGCCAGCGGGCATGTTCTTTGCCGCTTCGTCTGCAATGATCTCTAGCAGCGTTGCCTCAAGTTCATACCAAGAAACGTCTACTGGCTTTGTCGTCCAAGAGGCATCCTTCTTGAGCATTTGACCCTTGAACGGAGCGAGAGAACCCATCAGTTGCCTCTGCTGGTCTGTTGTATATGCGCGAGAAAGGATTGCCCGCAAGATAAATGAAGGGTCTTGAACCATTCTGTTGACAAGATCCACTCTCGCGTCAACGGCAAGCGAGCGCTCCTTGTAGAAGACTCCCATCGCTTCAGGCGATGCGGTCGTCGGTGGCTGCTCTGGCATTGGGATGATCGTTTCAGCAAGAGCCGACAGATCTACAAAATCTATTGGTCTTGTTGCATAGCGACGATTAGTTGCGGATAGGGTGTCTAGAATTTTGGCATAGTGAGGGTTCCCTGCCAGTGCTGGGTTCTCTTTCATTCGCAGCGTTGCACCGTCAAAATCTCTTTTGTTCTCCCAAAACGGGCTTGCAACAACCTCTGATCCGTCTTGCAAGCGTGGAATGGCAAGGAGCGCCGCAATAAGAGGGTCGCTTTCGCTTGCCCCGCGCTCAACTGCAGCCCTTGCCACTGCTCGCAGCACATCCTCAAATTGGAGCGGGTCGTTAAGCGCGTCTCTCGCAACTCCATCAGCGAGCAGGAGGGCTGACTTCTTTGCTGAAGACTGGAGTTCCTTTGCTAGACTGAGCGCGCTAAATGATGGCAACTCAGTCGCGCTTTGATCCTCAGTAACCCGAAGCCGACCAGAAACTCTTGGGGATTGTCTTGCATCCGACCTGAAGGAGAGCGTTCGGAACAGTCCAGCGTTGGCAAGACCAAGCAATTGATTGCCGACTGCGAGCCGCAGAATTTGCGTAAATCCAGCATCGCCCTGCATCGCAACCTCGTTGATCGCCCTAAACGGGAGGCTTGTGTCTTGAAGGAGAATCTCCCCAGCACCCATCGGAGCGTTCGCGTCGTAATAGTCAACCGTTGCAGGGATCTCAACGACTGTTCGTTGATTCAACTGCTCGTAAGTCACGCCGTCTTCGCCAAGAGGCGCTGGAACGAGGAGCGTTAACTTCTTCGCAGCAGAAACGGCGACACCAGAATCTTCAAGGGCAATGCTCGCCATTCCGCTTCCAAGACCGTCGCGCATCCCGTTCAGGGAAGTCCTGCTGCTAACAAGCACTGTCAAAAGATCTGCGTCGTATAACTTCCGTAGCATGGCAACCCGCTGCTCGCCAAGCACCTGCTCTGGCGTAATGCCGCGCTCCTGAGCAAACTGCATCAAGTCAAGGGCGTCTGCTCCGTTGCTCTCTGCAAACGGGTCTAGTTTTCCTCCGAATCCAGTGTACTGGGCGTCTTTAACGCCGCCGCCAGTCAGACCATGCACTCCAAACAGCCTTCGGAGGATAAGCAACCGTGGGAGTTGCGGATTTGCAGCAATGATCCTTTCCGCAACTTCACCAAACACAGTGTTCTTTAGTTTTTCGGCTCTCCACAATGCGAAATCTTCATTCACATCAAGACCAAGGGTCTTTAGTTTCCTTCGCAACGCAACGGTTTCAACTGAGTTTCTAATTGTGCTGTCAACATCGCTAAACCCGCTCGCCCAGTCAACAATGTCCTCAAACTTCCTGTTTGAATCACCATAGCGGTTCGTCGCGGTTTCGTATGTCGCCCGCTCCTCATCGGTCAACTGTTCTCCGCGTCGCTTTTTATTGGCGATCAGGATTAACTGAGGCAAAATAGCATCAGCATCGGCGATAGAGGCTGGCGGCGTCTCCCAGAGGACTACAGGGTCGGCTCCTTCTGCGTTAGGCGTCCTAAGTGACCCGTCCTCAATGAGTTCCCCAAAGATGTTGAGGTAGAAATTGTCTTTTGGCTTGTACGTCCCAATTCGCTTGTTGAATGGCAGTAATTTTGCTGGATTAAATGCTCCAGACTTCTGGTAATAGCCAAGAAGTTTCTCTAGATGCGAAAGAAATGGCACTGCGACATCCCTGCTATTGATCGCGGGAGGCAACACAAGCACAGGGACTTCCGTCTCCCTTGCCAGCCTCCACCCGCCAAGTGCGTAGTGCGTTTTTGTAAGGTTTACGTCGTATACGCCTGTCTTGTTGTGCAGGAAGTTAAAGATATTATCTACCCCGACAATCTTACCGTCAGCAGGGATGATTGACTGTGGCGCTGGAGGGTCAACAAGATCGTGCATCTGGAAAATGCGCTTACCGCTGGCGTCAACGAGGTCTACAAGATCTGCGCCCCTGCCAGCGTCAATGATTGACTCGCCAGTGTCTGCGTTGTGCTTGAGGATCAGTGCGCGAGCCTCTTCATTGCCGATGTATTGACTTAAGTCAAAGACAAGTTGACCGTCTTCGTTTGTGTACCAAACACTCGTGTTGATGGAGTCCTGCGATGTTTCCGTCCTCCCTGCCACTGGAAGCGTAAAGATGTCGCCAACAGTCCCAAGCGGGATTGACCCCGCGACAGTCGTAGTCAGGCGAGTATCTGGGACGAAGTAATTCATCACGAAGTCATAACCGCTGACGCCAAGGGTGAGTGTCCCCGCAGCAATATCTACCTTTGACATATCTACGTTGCCCATTTCACGCATATCCTTAAAGAACAGTGCGCGCTCTTCTGGGTCGCTTGGGACTCTGATGTTTAGTACAACCTCCCTGTGAAGATCTGCAACGCGAAGCGTCAGATCCTGTACTGGAATGTACTTGCCAATGAACGCAAAAGAAGTTTTGTACAGGTAGGGATGGATCGGGTTGTCGTCGCCATATCCAAAGCCCTGATTCTGGTCTGGGGTTCCGATTGGGATAGTGATTGTCTGGTCTGATGGCGTTCTGCCAATTCCATACCCCTGTGCATCGTCGCTGACAATATCCAGCAGTCCCTTGAGCAGAGCAGAAGATCCGTCCCAGCCACCCTTCTCCTTAAGCAGCAGCGCCCGTGACGCCAGCGCGCTGCCAAGGTCGCCGATAATTCCCTCTGATCCTCGTCGCCCACCGCCAGAAATGAGTTCTGCTGTGTTCGCCCCGATCTTCTTTCCCTCTGCCATGAGTATTCCGCGAACGATGGACTCGCGCACAACCTTTGGCAAGGCGTCCCACTTCTTTCGGTCAAACTGGAGTCTGCCGTTTGCCCAAGGCGGGGTGATGTCTTTGTTTGCACCAAAACCGAAGCCGCCTTCATCAGTTCCCAGCACACGATTCCAGTATTCACGCTGGTTCTCTTGGTTTTTTCTGTCTGAGCCGACAAGTTCTGACAACTGATCGGCAGATAGATCCCCGATTGACTCGTCTGTTGCAACAATCAGCGGGGTAGGTAGGACTGTCTTCTCAACTTCGTCAGGGTCAATCAGAACCTTTTTCTTATTCTTCAGTGGCTTTTTCCTGTTCAACTCTCCACGCTGTTCCGCAAGCCAGTTCTGGAACTCTGCTGCGTCAACAGAAAGTCGTGGCTGGTGCGTTGCAACACTTGGCAGTGGCTTGAGCAGCGCATTGCGCTCTGCAGTGTTTAGGATCTTTGTGGCGAACCGAATGAATGAAATAAGGCTTGATGGTCGCTGCCTTGTTCGCACATTTCCGATAAGACCGAAACTCTGCTGAATGCCAGCGATGACGTTGAGGGGCGATACCCCACGACTCACCGTGATGGGCTGCGGTGGGGCTGTTGGGTCTGCCGCGCCACTCAGTGCGGGAGTCGTTGCATCCTGATTGACAAAGAATGTGTCTACTGCAGCGTCTGATGGGTCGTAGCCGATGTCGTAATCAAAGCCGTTTGGTGGTACTTCTGGAGCGTAAGAGAACGCCTCACCCCCACCACCTCCAGTCGCAGTGCCAACCATTTCTCCCTGCTGCATCATGGCGAGCATCTCGCCGAATGAGCCATCCCCAGCGTCTGGCATTGCGCCAAGGCGATCTGCAATCTCTGGCGGGAATGAAGGCACAACCATGCAACGGCAGTTGACTGCGTGCTTGGCTGGAAGGCTTGGATCTTTCGGGAACTGGGCTGAGAACTCGCCCACCATGAACGACTCGTTGATCGGGATAATCGTCCCATCAAGTGCGGCGTGTTCTGGGCGCGTCCTGTGGTCGCCTACTGCAATCCACTCTTTGTACATGACACCATTTGCGTCAAGCATGTAGGAGCGCTGGTCGGTAGAAAGCCCATAGGGATTTGCTGCGAGCGCTTGGATGCCGCTCATGGCTGCAATGTTGCTCACACGCCCAAACTCTGTTCGGACAATCGCTTCGGCTCGCACTGCAGCAGTAGGGAATGCCCCAATTGGCGTTGCGACAGAAGTCAACCGTGCGATGCTCTCTGCTGGCGTACTGAGTGCCAGTGAGTTTCTCAAGATCTCTGCCTTAACCGCCTTTTTGAGCGCTCCAACCTGATCAACGATGAGGTCTGGCACAAAAGAAACAGCAATGTCTACTGATCTGGCGTCAATGGCGACTAGCCCACGCCCCTGATTTGTAGAGCGACCAATTTCTGGTCTGGCGGAGTCGGTTGACCTGCTCAGTTTGCTGGCTGCCTTGGAAACTTCGGTGTTGATTTTGTCGGCTTGCTGCTGCGGCATGCCCTTGGACAGAATCTTGACTTCCTCTGCTGCTGCCCGTGCAATGGTGAGCAGTTTGCTGCGAAGTTCCCCATCCAGACGCTCCAGTGCCGCCAGTTGCTGCTGTGCGCGGCGTACGCGCCACTCAGGGGCTTGATTTGCCTGAATATCAGCGAGGATGGCTGCGACCTCTGTTTGAGCCGCATTCATGGCTGTTTGGATCTTTGCTACGGCATCAGACTCAATGGTGATTTGGTTCTGGGCGCGTCGCAAGAGAGACTCTGCCCATGTGGAGCGAGCCTTAGACGTCTGCCAATTCTGGCGCTGGTTTTCGGTCTGGCTTGGCAAGGATTATTACTCCCCTTGCGGTCTTGTCGTCACCTGCTGTACGGGCGTCTTTTTAGGCTGCTGGGGCTGCGTTTGATCAAATACAGTAGAAAGGCTTGGTTGTTGATTTTGCACCTCTGTAGCAGCCTTTGCAGCCTCCTCTTCAATCATCTCCAATTCCTTCTCTGGCTCCAACTCAATGCCCAACTGCCCAGCAATGCTGAGGAACAACTTGCGCGCTGAGTCCTCTGAGATAAACTTTGAGTCCTTTGCTGCGGTGAGAGCGCCCATCAGTTGCGGCAATGCTGCGGCAATTCCCTTGGTGTCTTCCACGCTTGGATCTGGCAAGGTCACCGTCACTGTGCGATCTATGCCCTTTGGCAGTCGCCCCGCTTCAATCGCCTTGGCAATGACATACTGCGCGATGTCCTCAAACACTGCTCCAACGAGTCGCTGTCGCGCTGTGATCATGCGGTAGGTTGGGTCGCCCTGTGCAGCAAGTGTGGCGCGGTTTGCTGAATCACCATCTGCAAACCAGCCCTCTGGTACGCCCGCCCCTCCTAGGATCAGATTCTTGATCAGGCGGCTAATGGTCTCTGTCTCTGCCGCACCCAGTGCTGGAGATACCGCTTGCCATGTTTCGTAGTCGTTGTGGACACGAACTGTGCCAGCCTTCGGTGCAGAAGAGTGCATCTTTGCCCATTCGCCCACTTGGTCAGCGTCGGCGCTTTTCAGTGTGACATCCCAAATAAACGAGTTCATGAGGGAGGCGCGATCCAGCGCATTGAACATTACTTGGTCGTAGCCGTCAATCCAGTCGGCAAGCGCCAATGAGTCTGGCGTTCCACGAGTTGCACCTACTGGGCGATTGATAAAGTACGCAAACACCTCGCCCTCAAACTCTAAGCCAGCCTTTGTTGCGGTTGACTGAATAATCGGGATCTCCTCAACCCCACCAGCCATACGCTTGCTGAAGAGTTCAATGCTCTGGTCAACAAATGCGTTTTCTGGGTTCTTAAGAACTCCTCGCACGCGGTCTGGGTCAATGTAGCCAAGCATGACCTTACCGTTCTCGTCGTAGGCTCGCAGGAATAGTTCCCCGTTCACTGCAAGATCCACCACAAGATCACGATGGCGTAGGTTCATCTTCATGGTCGGATCGTTCCAGAATTCGTTAATGATCTCCTGAACATCCTCGTCTACAGCATTGAAGGTGAGTCCATCGCCCACCACAAAGTCTGCAGTCATCTCAACCAATCGGCGTGCAAGTGGGTTTTGGCGATGCAGGTAGCGGGCAACCGTGCGGGCGCGCTCCTGAGTAATCGGGCTAAGGTCTCGTGTTTCCCCAGTTAGTCGCCTGTAAAGGTGGTCGTCTGTATCAATGAGTCCAAGGATCGGCTCAGATACGCCCTCACGAAGTACCCGAATTGCCTTGCCTACGCGCTGCCTAAAACTTGCCATCTCTCTCCTAACCACGCGCCAAGAGGCGCGGTCTCTGAATCTCGTTGCTAGATCCTACCCTGTGTGGACGTACTGTGGAAGGAATTGAAGCGGAGCCAGCAATGTACAGGCGAGCCAATTCGTTGACTGCACCAGAAATAGCGTCTACTTGGTCATCGTGTGCGCCCTGTGGGAAAGAGTAGCACTCTGAAATCAAGGCGCTATTCCACGTTCCCCGCACAAGTGACACATTTCCCTTGTTTGCTTGGGCTGCAAAAGCACGCGCTCTTACGTCTTTTGCCCCCGTTACCCTTGCCCCCTTGAAGTCGTAGCCGTACAGGATCTTTCTGGCGTAATGGTCAATTGCCATAACCCCTGATGCTCCCCCCTCCTGCTCCATTCGGATGGCTGTGCCACGAGGGTCTTCTGCAGCGCACCTAGCGATCAATGCCTCAATCTTGTCGGGTCGCTCCCTTACCCTCTTCATGTCGCCGATCACTGTGAGTCCCGTTTTCGCACTCCTGCCCACAAGCGCCCCTGCTGTGTAGTCAGGGTCTCTGCCCTGTTTAGCCTCTGTTGCAGCCAAGTCCCAGTAGCGCACCCAGCGATACTCGTCCCAGTCCAGATCGTCAACGTACTTGGTCAGTGATTCAGGGTTGAAGAAATCCCCGCTTGGCGTAATAGTCCACGAGCCATCCACAAGTTGCGCTCTCAGCACATCGTCCAATTCGTTGAGCGAGCGCATATATTCCTCTTGGTCTAGGTGTGGGTTGTCAGTAAGTTTGGCTGGGACAAAGATACGAGCCTCGCCACTATGGTCACGCGGAACAATCAACTTGCCAGTACGCTCGTCAATCTTTGGGATGAAACGGCTATACACCCAGTCATGCCCTAGCCCATTCGGGTTAGAAGCCGCCCTCATGCGTGGTGTTGCCTCAAATGCCTTGAGCCGTCGTAGTCGGCTGGTAAGGAACATATACTGCGATTCGGTGAATTGGGTTAACTCGTCAAAGCCGATGTACTGGAAGGCAGCACCTTGGTAGCGATACTTGTCGTTTTCGTTCTCAAGGTGACCAAATACCAGCGTTGAGCCGTTTGCCCACCGAAACTCTCTGCGGTCGCCATTCCAGCGTGCCTCTGGCGTACCCTGTAGCCAACGCCTAGCCCTGTCCATGATGGCATCGGGCAAAGATAGGTCTTTGTAGGTTCGGCGCAGCAGGATGGCGCTGTAGTTCGGAATATGGATGTGCTGCAGGGCAGCCATCAGCAAAGCGTCAGACTTGCCTCCACCAGCAGCCCCACCATAAAGCGCCTCTCTGTTGCCTAGGCTAAGAAATACCGCCTGTGGCACTTCTGGCTTGTGAGGCACACAATCAGGTAGTTTCGGGTTCAGTATCTCCAGTAGAGAGGATCGTTCCCTCTGGTCTAGCGACGATACCCAATTGCTCCAGTAGTCCAAGGGCTGCTGATAGCCTTCGCTGCTCTTCTGCTGGGTCTCCAACTGATTTCACCTCAATAGCCTTGCCATCTACGCCTGAGAACTCAATGCCTTCACGCTTACGCCACTCATTCGGGAACCTACGCTCTAGAATCCAAGCGGCTGCTTGCCATGATCGCTCATTCTCTGCTGCTGTGGCAACCCTAGACAGGAACCGCATCTCTGCAAATGCTTCTGCTTTTTCTATAGCGTCGGAAAATGTGGGATCTAGCCTCATCCACTCGTGCAGTGTATCCCTGTGGATGCCAGCCAATGCAGCAGATCTTTGGCGTGAAGCACCTGCACGCAGTGACTGTAGCAAAGCCTCTACGCGCTGCTCAGTCTTCTTTGTTGGTCTACCCGCCTCTGAAGGAACAATGATCTCATCAGTCATATAGCCACCTTACACCCTAAACCTGAGTTTTGTTACAAATATGCCCCTGTATGCACAACGGAGACAAGAGTTTAATCCATTGTCAATACATAGACACAAGCCGCGCAGCGCAAATCGGTTTTTTATTTTTGGCGAACTTCTTTGCGGTAGTAGGCAAGTGTCTGCCCGTCCAGAAACCAGTCTCTCCCGTGCTTCTTGCCCTTGATGCGCTTCTTGTGCAACTGCACCCTAAGCGT